TTCTCGTACTGCTGCAAAGAAAAGTTCTAAGAAAGTAAAACGAGTATAGGAGGATACAATGATTAGATGGCTTAGAAATACAAAAGACGGTGAGATTTATGAGTGGGATGAAATTCTTGCTGAGAATCCACTAACAGAAGAAGTTACTGAGGAACAAGCGTTCCCAGAAAAATTTTTAGATAAAAAGAAAAAAGCTAGAAAAGCAAAAGTAAATTTGGAAACAGAAGTTCCTGAAGAAGGAGATTCTACTCCAGAAGAACTTGCTGAAGAAGCAACAAAAGGTTTGGTGCGAGCTAGGAATGATAAAGGTCATTATGTAAAAGACGATCCTACTACGCCTCAAAACGAAGCATGGGTTAAGAAAAAATGATATTAAACGATGTTGTTACAGAAGTAAGAAGGATAGTACAGGATACTAATACACCTCAAAGGTATTCTGATACTGTACTTATAGGATTTGCTAACCAAGCACTTAAACGTATTGCTGTGTTGCGTCCTGATCTTTTTGCTTTTATTGGCGACATCACTACTACTGCAGATACAGTAGTGCAATCTATGCCTTCTGATTCTATTCGTTTGATTGATATATACAATGTCAAAGGTGGCAGCGGTATTACAGAAACAAATAGAGAGTCATTAAATCAAGCTTACCCTTCTTGGATGAATGATACAGCAGGCCCTGCTGTTAATTTTATGCGTCATGTAAGGAATGCTAATAAATTTTTTATATATCCAAAAGCTCCTTCTAACCAAGTTCTTATAGGAGAATATGCACAAACACCTCCAACGTATAATGGAACAACTACAGTAGCTCTTTTACCTGACGCTTATTTTCCAGTCGTGGTTGATGCTACAGTGTTTATTACTGAGTCTGTTGATAACGAGCATGTTAATTCTAAACGTGCACAAATATTCCAACAGTCATTTACACAGTCTCTTGGTGTAGCTGCTCAAAGTAGAGAAGTAACAGATACTGAGAGAGGCGGATTAGATGAGGAGGATGTAACATAATGGCTGATAGAACTTATTTAGATATAGCAAACAGATTGTCTCCTAGCGTACCGGGTTGTCCTACACCAGTTGTAGAACAATACGTTCGTGATGCAGCAATCGAAGCTTGTGAAAAAACATTAGCGTATCGATATGAACAACCTAAAATAAGGTTAGTTCCCGGTGGTCATGACTATGAGTATGACACACCTAATGAAACTGAAGTACATGCAGTATTAACTGCTACAGTTAATGAAAGCAGGTTAACTCCTGTAACATTAGAACAATTATTTGATATGTATCCTAAATGGCCTAATCAATCTACTGACGAACAAGCAGAACCTAGGTTTGTAACTCAGATGGATCCTGACCATTTTTCTCTAGCACCAGTTCCGGATAATTCCGTGACATATGATGTTAGAATGATATTGTGTCTTAAACCATTGAGAACATCCACTAAAATGGATAAAACAATTCTTGATGAATTAGAAAATGTAATTATGCACGGAGCACTTCAACATCTATTAGTTTTACCTGATAGATCATGGAGTGATAGAGAGCTAGCTACTTATCATGCTAAGCAGTTTGTTATGAAGACTGCAGAACGTAGAGCTAGAACTAATCTCGGTGCTTCAAAAGCATCTATGCGTGTACAGATGCAAAAGTTTGGGTGAGGTAAATTATGGCTGATACAATAAAATTAGTTAAAGGAGATGAACTACCACAAATCACACTTACTCTTACTGATGACGTAGCTAATGCTGCTTTAGATTTATCTGCTACTACTACTATCGTAACGATTAAGTTTAGATTAAAAGGTGGCACTTCAACTTTATCTACAATTTCTACTAGTAAACTTACTACTGGTGCTGATGGTAAAGTATTTTTTAATTTCGCTGGTGGTGTACTTGATGTAGACCCCGGAGAGTATGAAGGTGAAATTAATATTAGTTACAATGGAACTATACAAACAGTTTACGATACATTAAATTTTAGAGTACGGGATAATTTCTAATGGCTAACGTTAGTGTATCTAACATTACACTATCAGCTATTGTTTCAGTAACAGTTAGCGTAGCAAGTTATAGTGCTTCTGCTTCTTACATTGATGTTGTTTATTCTACCGACGGCGCTTCGGTGTCATACAACTATGAACTTATTGAGACACGTCCGTTATCATCTGTATCAGTATCAGTATCTGAATCAATCTCTAAAGAGGCAAATAAAAGCCCAAGTGATGATGTAACAGTTACTGAAACTGAAGTTAAAAATATAAATCTTAATCCTGAAGATGATGTAACAGCACAAGAATCTTTATTTAAAATAGTAACTAACCCTATTGATTTTGATCCTAGTGATGATGATGTAGATCCAACTCCTGTTACAATAACTGAATTAGCAGCTAAGACTTTAACTATAGGTGAGTTAGCAGATAACGATGATGTAACAGCTTCTGAGTCTATATCTAAAGAACCTAACAAATCTCCATCTGATTCTGTTTCATCTAGTGAGCAACTTAATAGTTTTAATATTGGTAAGAATCCTTCAGATACACCAACAATTTCTGAGGAGATTAATCGTTTTGATGTAACTACCGTATTAGCAGATGATGTTACAGTAACAGAATTAGCAGCTAAAAACATTACACCAGCAGGTAAAACTGATGATGTAACTATGTCAGGTAGTCAAGTTAAAATATTTAGTGCTAATGTAGATTTTGATTTATCAGATGCTGACGCAGATCCTGATCCAGTTACAGCTTCAGAACAAATAAATCTTTTTTCTATAGGTAAAAATCCTTCAGATACAGCTAGTATAGCTGAGTCTACAGCTAAAAACCTTACACACGGAGGGTTTAGTGATACTGCTAGTATGACTGAATCTACTGCTAAAGTAATAACTTTACCGGGTGTGACAGATAGCCTCAGTGCAGTAGAAGGTATTAAATTAGAACCATCTAAACCATTTGGTCATTCTATTACTGCTTCAGAATCTATATCTCTTGATCCTAGACCTGTATTTTCTCACACGGCAAGTGTTACTGAAAATTTAGTTACTAGCCTAATACTCGGTGAATCTACTTATTTATACCCTGATTTTGTTGTTGCATTGGATGGTTCAGAAACTGGTAAACTTCCGGGTTATCATATAGGAACAGGCAGAACTAGAGTAATAACTTCTCCTGATTTTGGCTATCAGCTAAATGAAGAATTAGGAATGTTTAACGAAGGTGTATTATTTGGAGAAGCCCTAGATGGTATTACTTACACCAACAGGGTATTTATCCAAGATAGAGTTAGACATGATATAGTTGATTTGACGGCTACGATAGGAAATAATGATAGTCTTTTAAATACTGCTCCGCTGTCAGATGCAGTTACTGATAGTATAGGCAGAACTAACTTTACAGGCGTTATTGGGGCTGCAGAACAAATCAACATGGCAGTATTAAATAGTGATACAATTACTTACGGCAATGAAACAAACGCTGGACTAATTGTCAACTTTATGTATACTGATACACAAGATCCTGAGTTAGGTGGACATTATTTAAACGAAACTCCGCTGTGTGCAGGAGCTTATTAATATAAGGAGATGGAGATATGATAAATGATACTATCAAAGTAACGGGTGAATTAAAACTCACACTTACTAAACCTGATGGTAATCAACATGAAACGGTTATACCAAACATTGTTGTTACAGCAGGAAAAGCTTATATTGCGTCGCGTATGAAAGACGCAAGTGCTACAGCTATGAGTCACATGGCTATTGGTACAGGCAGCACTTCTGCAGCCGCTGGTAATACAGCTCTAGGAAGTGAAGCAGGTAGAGTAGCTCTTACATCAACTACTGTAACAAGTAACGCAGTAGCGTATGTAGCAACGTTCCCAGCAGGAACAGGTACAGGCGCAGTCACGGAAGCTGGAATATTAAATGCAAGTTCAAGCGGAACTCTTTTATGTAGAACTGTTTTTTCAGTTATTAATAAAGGGGCGGCTGATACACTAGGTATCACTTGGACTGTTACTGTAAACTAGGGAGATAAATTATGAGTGTAAAATTCTCAAATAATGGTCACTCTACATTAGCGGCTAGCCTAACAAATAGTGCTACAAGCATTACTGTTGCAAGTGGTCACGGTGCGCGTTTCCCATCTCTTACGGGCAGTGAGTATTTTTATGCTACACTAATTGATTCTTCCAATAACTTAGAGATTGTTAAAGTAACGGCTAGAAGTTCAGACGTTCTTACAGTGACAAGAGCACAAGAAAGTACAACAGCGAGAGCGTATGCGATAGGAGATCGAATAGAGCTTCGTGTTACAGCACAAGGTCTTATCGATATTGGAGCTACTGTAGCTGATGATGCAGTTGCTACTGCTAAAATAGCAGATGACGCTGTAACAGCAGCAAAACTTAATAATGATATTATTTCTGGTCAAACGGCTTTAACTTCTCAACCTGCAGATACAGATGAATTTATGGTTTCAGACGCAGGTACTATTAAACGTATTGATTATAGTTTAATTAAAGCTACGTCAGGTGTTGTTCAGATTAAAAATTTTCATTATACTGACGGACAAACAATACAATCTCAGAGCTATACTGATACTAACATAGCAGTAGCTATTACACCTACCGCTGCTAATAGTAGTTTTTATGTTCATGCTGTTATTGCCGCTGGTATGATTAACCACGATTCTAGTGCTGTGTTTAATGTACACGACAGTCAGTTAGGTAATAGTTTTAGTACCACTAACCAACATATATTTTCACATACCCACCATTTATCAGGACAAAGTTCAACAAACGTTGGTTATATGTCTAACCACTGGGGTACAGGTTCCGATGGATCGCCTGATGATTATAGAGGTGCAAACTCATCTCATGTCTTTGGTATGTACACACCATCTAGTAACAACGCTAATGCCAGAACATTTACTGTAGTTTGTAGAACTCACAGAGATACATCAACTAACGGGATACGAATAAATGGCAGAGGTTCACAACAAAATGATCATGGTCACCAAAGTGCTGCGTCTAGTTACATTATGGTTTGGGAAATAGCCAACGGAATATTTAGTTAGGAGGTAGGTAATGATTGATAACAAAGCAGATATAAAACCTGATTATACAGTAGCAATAAATGCTCTTAATCCTGAGGCTCAGTTTAAGATAGAGAATAATGATTATGATTCTATTGAATGGCTTAATGGTACTTCAGCAATTTCTAAATCAGACCTTGATGCTAAAGTAGCATCTATGACAACAACGTATAATGCTGCTCAATATAGAACAAAAAGGAAAGATAAGTTTATGAAGAAGTCCATTCGAGAACAGCTAGATATGCAATATCATGATGCTGTTAACGGTACATCAACTTGGAAAGATTGGGTTAAGTCTATTAAAGACGCACACCCGAAACCGGAGTAGAGTGATATGGGGGTTAAAGTAACAAACAATGGCTTTGGTACTATCTCAGCCGGTATAAATAGTAGTGCTACTACTGTAGTTCTTGACTCCGGACAAGGCGCTCGTTTTCCAACTTTAGGTTCTGGTGATTTCTTTTTTGGTACTCTTGTTGACACATCTAATAATATTGAAATTATAAAAGTCACAGCTCGTTCTTCAGACTCTATGACAGTTCTACGAGCACAAGATAATACAACAGCTCGTGCTTTTTCGGTTGGTGATAGGTTTGAACTTAGACCTACAGCTGCATTATTTGAAAACGCACACTTAGATAATACTCCTACATCTACTGGGTCTTTTGGGTTACCAAAAGGCACTACAGCACAACAACCTACAGCAAGTGCTACTGAAGGTCATATTAGATATGATACTGATGATGATATTGTTTACTATTCTGATGGTACAAGTTGGAAAAAGATTTCGTCTGTTACTCCAACATTAACTAGTGTTTCAGGTAGTATAGTTAACGGTATCGCAACTAACTTAACATTAGCAGGGTCAGGTTTTTTAGTAGCAAATTTAGTTATTAAGTTAACCCCATCAGGCGGTTCTACATCAAGTGTAACGGTTACACCAAGTTCTGATTCGGCTGCTACTGTAGCAGTTCCCTCAGCCATTTACGGACAATCAGCATCTACAGTTGTCGCGATTACAGTTACTAACTCTGATGGTCTTACATCTAGTTCTGTTAATAGCACTGTTGCAGCTGCTCCATCAGGAGGTTCTGTATCTGTTTCTGGGAGCGAAAGAATACATACATTTACATCATCTGGTACATTTACTAATACTATAGCTTTAACTAATATTGCATATCTAGTTATAGCTGGCGGTGGCGGTGGCGGTGTTGCCAACGGTGGTGGCGGCGGAGGAGGAGCCGGAGGGTATAGAAACTCTCATGCGTCTGAAAA